CCAGCGGCTTTCTAATAGTTCTGACATAGCTTAAAACTCCTTATTTTAATCCCGCTAGTCTACGGATATCAACAATGTTGCTTTCGCCTGCATTGCTGTTATTGTTTGTCTTGTTACCTGTTATCTCTTTTGCCTCTACTAATGCCTGCTTGGTTGCCGAATTATCCGACATAACTGCCGGTAAGTATTTGTCAAATGCAGCACGAAGCTTTGGTGTCTGAACACTCTCTAAGAGGTTTGACATAACTTCACGCTTGTCTTTGCCGAGTGGTGAAAGAAGTTCGTTAACGATTTCTTTACGAGCAGTTAAATCACGCATACGTGCGATTTCCTGTTCTTTACTCTCAACTAATTTTGACTTCTTAACAGCGATGGTCTTTGCTTCAACTAATTCTGCTTCCTTCTTTTGAAGTGCGCCCATTAGTTTAGCAACCTCACCCTTTTCGCTGAGATAGCTATGAGTGTATTCCGAAGCAAAGGCTTCGAAGATTCTACGACCAAAGTCATTCGATCTAGCTGAAGAAATATCTTCCTTTAACTGATGAATTTCTGACTTTAATGTCTTAGCAACTGTTTCTTCAACAATCTTAGCGGAACGCTTAATGAAATTAGACTTAACTGCTTCAAGTTGGCCTTTGGCTTCCTTAACGAGCTTAACCTTAGTTTCGATAACTTCCTTCTTGTCAGTTGCAAACTCAGCAATTTCCTTAGCGAGCTGTCTTACAACAAACTCTTCTAACTTTGCAAAGTTTTTAGACATAACCTTCTGGTCTTCGTGTAATTCTGATAGCTCAGACTTTAGCTGACGTGTAACGAATTCCTTCATTACAGCAGAGTCTGATCTCATCTTCTTTACATAGTTTGCTTTAGCTTCAGCTAACTGCTTCTTGTCCTCAACGAACTCAGCAATCTCACCTGCTAAACGATCAGTCATTAACTTGTCCATTGCTTCAACAAGTGATGACTTCTCATGTTCAAACTTCTGTGCGAATTCTTCACGTAGTTCAGAAGTAACCTGGTCACGGTTCTCTTGGATTCTTTTGTTCCAAGCATCTTCGATATTTGCCTTGATCTCCTCGGAAACCACATTGTTTTCAAATAGCTGTTTTAGAACGTCCAACATATGTGTATCTCCTTACTTATTGGAGCCCTCGTATGATATTTACGAGTTGGTCTTGTAAAAATTTTTGTGCCTTTGGATCGCCTTGTAATTCTCTTGCCATATTTAAAGCCTGGTATCCACCTCGTGAATTCATAAGGTGTTCATAAACCACTGTAGGATAGGCACCAGGAGCAGATGGTTGAGCAACAATATCAACAGTTACAATTTCAAAGTCACTAACTTGACCTGAACCGTCCCCTTGAACATTACCACTTCCTCTGCTACTAACGCCTAGCTTTACACCTGATTCTAGCATTGTTCTAATCAACTGACCCATTGGAGTTGGTAAAATTTTAAGTTTACCATATCCGTTAGGACCATCCATCCACATCTCGGTAATCATGTGTGAAACACGATCTAAGTTGATTCTTAAGTCTTGTGGATGGTCTACTTCTCCGAGCACACTATACCCGCCACCAATTTGATCATTAAGTGTTTTGACAGCCTTAGCGATTTCAGGAACGGGATAAACTCTTTGATTAGCATTACGTACACCACCTTGGATGCAGATGCCTTTCATAAAAAGGTTTTTCCCGTCTTTATCATCGCTCTCAACGACCATTTTAGCTTGGTCGAATGATAGATGTTCTTGAAGATAGAGCATTAAATTACTTTCCTAGTACTGACTTTGTATTAGCAGCAGTTTCACCTGCGCCTTTCTTTTCAGCGCCGTGTCCTTTAGCAACTGGGCTAAGTTTTGTTGCGCTCTTAGCACCTGGAACATTTACGTTTCCAGCATTGTCTTCTTTAGTTGTTGGATTTAGAAGTCCACCAGCAGTACCTTTTGTAGAACCTTCGCCACCGGCTACAATGTTCTTAGCTGTACCACCCATGTCATTCTTACCAGCTACTGGACTCTTTGTATTAGGAGCACCTGTTTCTGATGTTGAAGCTGCCTTGCCGCCCTTGTATGGCTCTGCAACCTTCTCAACATACTCTCTCATCTGCTCAACTGGTGAAAGGTCAATGTCTTCGATGTCTTCAAAGTTAAAGGATTCATCTTCACCCTCTTCCTCTTCTTCACCCTCTTCCTCTTCTTCCTCTTCACCACCAAAGTCTGGATCATTCTCACCATCGTGATGCTCTGGCTCACCTTCTTCATCAGCCATTAGCTTTTCAAACTCTGCCTTAAGGTCGTCAAGTGCATCTTCAAGATCCATTACACGATCTTCAATCTCACCTTCACCACCCATGTCGTCCATGTCGTCCATGTCGTCGCCGCCCATGTCGTCATCAGCTGAAACATCACCCATCATGTCGTCTGTTGGATCTCCACCAACTGCACCCATTCCTGGCTCTTCAGAGAAAGCAATGAAAGCTTCTTCTACAGACTCTTCCTCTTCCTCATCCTTACACATGGCTTCTTCCATGTCCTCTTCTTCTTCCTTTGACTCGTCCATGTCAACGTCCTTCATCTCTTCTTCGAAGAGACCTTCGTAAATCTCACGGGACTTGTTAACAACTAGAGCGTGGAATAGCTCTTCTGCTTTTTCCTGCTCGCCGTTGACGATGTACTCAAGCAACTGTTCAAAATTCTGTTTATTGGCCATGATAAATCTCCTATAGCTAAGGCTGTCGTATTATTTAAGACTTATTTACACGAATGGCGTAAAATAGGCGAAAAATTGGAGATTTGACTGTTTTTAGGAGATTATCCTATTTGATCGTACATTTGTTCGTACGTTATTTGTCTCAAGTTATTTAGCTGAGCCCACTCAGGAATTACCTTAACTTCAGGTCCAACTACCCTATAAAAATAAATGTCTTTAAATTCTTTTATAGTTGTTTCTGTTTGTCTCATCCAATTACCGTAATATGTTGCTGTATCAGATGACTTTTTATAATTTTTTGTGTCGGCATATACATTATTAAAGTGATTATCAATGCCATAATAATCAAATCCTAAAATAAAAACTTCTTTATGTCCATCGGAACATGCTTTATGTAATGCTGTTGGACCACTTGACCAACCTTTAGGATTTTTAAATATTCTTAATCCCTGATATTTGGCATATCTAGAGTTTGGATTAGTCCAAACTTCATTTTCTAATTGATAACCTGCGTCACAAATTTCAAATATCATTTTAGGATCAACAGCTATAAGAATATTTGGAGCAAACTCTCTATATAAAGCATTACAACCGTATATTGTTCCACGCTTGCGTAGTTTTTTTAGCTTAACACCGAGTCGACTACGTCCATTGCCTAAAACAAAAGCTCTTCGATTCATTAGGCTGTAGGTTCTGCTGGAGGTTGTGCGTACATTGTACTAATTGATTCAACATCTCTTTCTTGATCTAAATAGTGTTGGTCACTAGCACGACGTAGTTGATTAATTTGTTTTAATGTTAAACGAATCTTACGAGTATCGTTATGATTCATTACATTATGATCTTTACTAGAATCATAACGATCATCATCCTGAGGCATATCAGAATCTTCTTTATTGAAATAAAATAACTCGCGAAGTATCATAATGTATTTACCTATTATGCTGGAGGAGCACCAGTAGGTGCTGTTGGTTCAGCAGTTGCTGGCATCGGTGCGGCTCCTGGCTCAACAGCAACGTCTTCACCTTCCGGAGGTGCTTCTAGTCCTGCTTCTAGGCCGCCGCCAGTAATTCCCATACCACGAAGTTCTGCTTGAGCTCCGATGTTATCTCCAATTTCTCTATTTTCCTCACGCCATAGACGCTCGTTTTCAACAATCTCTTCTTGAGTAAGTCCAAGATAACGCTTCATTGCAAATCGTTTACTCATGTAAGGAACTTCTTGCATAGTTGTAAATGTTTGAACACGAGCAGTATCGAGTTCACTAAGTCTATAAGCAGCAAAGTTTTGTGGAGGATTGAAACGAATATCAAATAATGAATCATCGATAATGATACCGTTGTCTTTCATGTAAAGTTTAAATTCTAAATTAAACTCAGCTTCAATTAAACTTTGAAGCCTTTCACAATATTTGTTAAAGCGAAGCTCTTGAATATATGCTGTTCCTACTCGACCGTCGCTGAAAACTGCGGCAGAATCATCTGGTCCTGTTGGCAAATAACTACTTGGAATACGTAAAGCACGGAATAACTTGTTAGTAAAATATCTTAAATCGTCAATTTCACCTAAGTTAGTACCACCTGGCAATGTTTCGACCTTTGATCCACGACCTTCTGCTGTCTGAGGAAAGAAGTAATCTTCATTTATGCTAAGTGGATTATAACTTGCGTCAACTACACTTTGTCCTCCACCTGTAGAACTTGGAATTCTGCGCTGATGGATCTCGTTTTTAACTCTTTCAACAAAACTCATAGCCATATGTGATGGCATATTACCAACATCAATGTAAAATACACGACGTTCTGGTGCTCTTTGAACACGATAAATGATAATTGCGTCTTCAAGCAGTTCTTTTTGCTTGTAAACTTTGAATACTGACTCAAGTAATGAGTTTCCGAACGGATAATTGTTATCAAGACCTTCACTAAGACTTAAATGAACAACATGTTTTGCTTCAATTGCTGCTTCATTCTGAGCAGTTGAGAATCTTGTACCACTTTGTTGTGGAAAAGCACCAGTCATACCACGTGCTCCGGCACCTCCTGTAACATAAGCAGAGCCGCCAGGCTGAGTATTTTGATTACTTGGATTAATTTGTGTTGTTACTAAGTTTAAAAAGTTAGGATTGATATCACGAATAACATATTGTTCTGGTTTCTTTCCATCGCTTTCGTTAACAATAATTTTAACTAACTTACCTGGATCAATATAAAACCATTTCTTTGTTTCAGGATCTCTAATAAAAATACTGTCGCCATACTTAATTGTATTACGAAATATACGAAACATACGTGTTTCAAATTGCTGTAAACGGCACCACTTCTGTAAGTAATCACGAATTAACTTAACTTCTACACTAGAAGCCTTGTCTCTAAAGTTAACAAAGAAAGGAGTACCATTGTCTGTACTCTTCTGAGTGCTAAATTCACTGATAATATCAAGAGCAGCATTAACTTCTGAGTCCATATCCATGGTATCATACTGTAGATAACGTTCAATTCTGTTTGGACTACCGGTATAAACATCCGGAAGGTATGATGAATAGTTTCTTGTAGTTGCTGAACTGCCATCAGGGCCACCTAAAGGACTAAAAGTTCCGTTAGTATTAACAGGTGTAAAGTATTTCTTCCAGCTCATTTAGTTACTTTCAAATTACAAAGCATTGCGGCGTTTACCTAAAGAATCAGCAGCATCTTTTGTGTTATCACGCATATCGGTTAATATTTCAATCATTTGATCGAACTTCATATTTAGCTGTCTTTGACTCTCCTCTGGAGAAATTGTAGGTGCTCCAGTTATGTAAGTTGAGTTATTATCAATTGTAGGTGCTCCTCCTACCTTTTCTCCAATAGTTGGAGTTTTCTTCATTTGATTTTCAAGGTTACTTAAACTTTCAACTAATTTATTAATAGAATCAGTAAAACTATTAACATTATTTGTTGAAGATGTCAAGTCTGTATCAAATGTAGTCTTAATTGATCCTACAACACTTGTTAAATTTTCTAGTTTTCCTTGGTCAATATTAAGATTATTGATTGATTCTTTAATAGCATTTACTGTTTCTGGTATTCTTTCCGAAGCATTAGCATCTGAGAATGTCTTTAATGATGTAAAAAATCCAGTTAGAGCTCCAAAATTAGCAAGATTGTTTAAATTAATGCTTCCTAAATTAGCCAAAGCAGCAACTACGTTATCAATAGTTCCTCCAGTAAACCAACTTGATATACTTTCACCTATATTTCCTAAAATTCCACCATCAGTGAATACAGCTAAACCATCATGCAGAGATTTCAAAGCAGGACCTGTTGCTGCTAAGTTATCTGCGTTAACATTACCAAATGCTGTTATAGAAGTAGCAAGATTTGTTAAGCCACCTCCGCCGATTAATGCTAAAATACTTCCTTTTCCTAAATCAACTAATGCTTCCGATATCGGTTTCATTCCATCACCGACAGCTGATAACTTTGTTGAGTCAATTGCTGAAACTCCTACAAAGAAATCTTTAATTTTAGTAAATGAATCACTTACAGCGTTAATAATATTAGATAAACCATTAAAGGCATAACCTAATCCGCCCATTCCCATTCCTATTGCTGCTCCAACAGCAAGGGCAGGAACTGCTATTTCTGCTAATCCTGAAGCTAATGCTCCTAATCCTACAGATAAACCTATGCCACCAACAGCACCACCTATACCAGTTATACCGAGCCACCATCCTAAATCACTTAATGATGGAAGTAAACCTGTTATTGCTTTTATTCCAGCACCTATATTCCCTAGTATATCAAAATCAAAATCTTCTTTTTTAGTTGTTGGTTTTTGTTCAGCAGTAGGTTCTGGCATACCAAACCTTCTACGTTCTTCAGGAGTGAACTTATTAAGATCTCTATTAAGAGTACGTGCTTGTTCTTCTTTTTTACGTTGTTCTGGTGATTTAAATAAGTCCTTTATTAAATCATTAGCTGAAGGGAATATCTTATCTTTAAGTCCAGAGAAGAGATCTTTAAAGAATGACACTATTGCTGATATAATTCCGTTTTGATCAACATTAACTAAGAAGTTATCAAACGCTCCGGTTACAGTTGACACTAATAAATCAACAAATCTTTCAATAGACTCAGCATTATCATCAAATGCTTGAGCCATATTCTCTAATTTCTGATAAAACGCCTGAAATGTTTTACTTTCAGTAATTCTTATAAGAAATTTGTTGTATATGTTATTAAAGGCCGCAGCAATTTTACCAAATGCTGTAGTTATTGCGTCTCTTGCCTTCTGTTCTTGTATCATTTTAGCAGCAGCTTCTGGTTTTAACTGCTGAAATGGTAATAAAGTTTTAATTAAATTAGCCATAGCAGGATTATGAGCAGCAATAGCTTCAGCATATTCATCTGATAGCATACCTTGAGCTTCTAATCTATCTGCATACTCCTTCATCTTAGTAACAGTTGTTTCTGGACCTAATGCTCCTGTTAAAATATCTCTAGCTTCTTCCATAGAAGTACCAACTGTAGCCATTAACATTCTAGCTTCGTCTGTTGGATTTCTAGAAGCCATAGATTTAATCATTTCTAATGCTTGATCACCACCGACTTGTGTAAGCATTGCTATATTTGCTGCGGCTTTATTCTGATCTTTAGCATGTTTCATCATTGAATTTAAGATAGGATCTAATGATGCCTTCTTAGCAGCTTCTTCTGCCGCTTTTCTCGACATGCCAGTAAGTTTTGTAACCTTATCAAGCTCTTGCATATAGTCATTAGTGCCTTGAGTAATAGCTTTTGTATTTCTTAAATCAAGTCTACCAGTTCTATTCTGTAAATCCAAGTAGGCCATTAAGCCTTCGTTCATTTGTTTTAAACTATAACCTGCTCCAATAAGTCCCGGACCGAACTCATCTTTAAATTGTCTCGACAACATGCTAAATTCTTTAGCACCATCAGTTACAGTTCCGCCTAAAGCAGCTAATGATAGGCTATTCTGCATGATGAGTTCTTTAAACTCATCTAATGGTATTAAAGCATTAGCCGCAGCTATTCTTAAGTCCAATAAATTGTTATTAAAAGCAGCACCAACTTGAGCAGTTTCTTGGAAAGCAGTAAATCCGTTCTTTAAAAATTCTAATAATCCAGATCCTGCTGTTGATATTAGTGAAAATGTAGTGCCAAGCCCCATTCCTATAATCTTAGCAAAGGTATCAGCAACATCACTTCCTGCTTTGTCTAATTTTGATAATGTTTTTTGTGCGCTCTGAAGAGCTGTTGTTGATTGTTGTTGAGCTTTTACATTTTGATTAATAGCAGAAGTAGCAATTCCAAGTACTTTTTGACCGAGACCTTTTTGTTTAGCTTCCATAGCATCTGCTAAACGACTTAGTGTAGCTTCTGTAGCGGCGTTCTTTAGAATCGCACCGTCAAAATCACCACCACCTTTTACTTCTACTTCATCTTTTGCCATTTAATTCCACCAATAAACTACGCATATAAATATAAGAAAACATTTATCGTTTATTTATTGGAGTAAAAAATGAACTTTCCACTTCCTCCGCAAGGACAACCGCCACAGGGAAATCCGTTGTCTAAATATTTTAGACAACCTAAAATATATCTAAGACTTCCAAGTAAAGGCAAATATTATCCTGCAGGTACTCTACAAATGACAGAAAGTGGAGAACTTCCTGTGTTTGCTATGACAGCAAAAGACGAATTGTTGTTTAAAACTCCAGATGCTTTGTTAAATGGTGAAGCAACTGTTGAAGTTATTAAGAGTTGTATTCCTGCCATTAAAAATCCATGGGCAATGCCAAGTATTGATGCTGATGCTGTTCTTATTGCTATTAGATTAGCAACTTATGGTGAAAAATTAGAGATTACATCTAAAGTTCCAGGTTCAGGAAAAGAAAAAGACTTTGAAATTGACTTAAGAATGTTGTTAGATCAACTACTTGCCTTTGAATATCAACCTCTTGTACCAATAAATGAAGAAATAACAGTTGAATTAAGACCAACTACCTATAAAGAGTTTACTGAAAATGCTTTAAAGACATTTGAAGAACAAAGAATCTTTCGTATTGCTACAGATGAAACCATTCCAGATGAACAAAAGTTACAGGCTTTTGCTAATAGCTTTAAGAAACTTACAGATTTAACAATTAATCTTGTTGTTAATAGCATTGCTTCCATTGACACTCCTGATGGAAAGGTAACTGACAAAAGATTCATTTCTGAGTTCTTTCAAAATGCCGATAAAACAACCTTTGACTTAATATTAAAGCATTTAGAAGCAATGAAAGAGAAAACTTCTATTAAGCCAATGCCAGTTAGATCAACTCCAGACGAAATTGCTGAAGGTGCTCCAGAGACATATGAGATTCCAATTACGTTTGATCAATCAAATTTTTTCGGATAAGACTCCTTAGCATGGATCTCCCTGAAATTCTCAGGGAAGTAGAAAACCTTGATAAGGAGTCAAGAGCACTAAAGGCAGATTTAATGAAATTATGTTGGTATATGCGAGGTGGCGTCACTTACGAAGAAGCATATTCTATGTCTATTGAAGAAAGACAAATTATTTCTGAAATTGTTAAAGAAAATCTTGAAACAACAAAGAAATCTGGACTACCGTTCTTTTAATCTTCTCTAAATTTACGAACAGGTTGTGTTTTCATCTTAGGTGCTTGTCTTGCTGGAGTAAATTTAGGACTAGCAACAGGCTGTGTTGGAGCAGAAGCTGTTGGAATACCGATTGTTGGTTCAATTCTTCCTGCTGGTCTTGTTGTAGCTGGTGTTTTTCCTGTAAGTTTTTTTGTAACTAGTTGTTTTCCATAATCAAATGCTTTTTGACCTAGTTTTGCTCCTACATTCCCAGCAGTTTTAGCTACCTTTGGAGCAACTTGTTTACTAATATCAACTGCTTTATCAATTACACCAGGCTCTCTTGGAGCAGTTGGATTAGGATCTGCTGGAAGAGGAATATCATTATCACCGGCAAATGAAATTCTAGCTGCCTTCATCATTAAATCGTCAATTTGTCCAACACCTAAGTCGGCTTCATACATTGATTTAGATTCTGGGATAACTTTCTTAATTTGCTGAGGGGTAAAATTTTTAGTTTTTAGAAAAGCAGTAAGTGTTTCGGTACTTCCGTTTTTAGAAGCACCTACTCGTCCAACATACTGCATATATTCTTTTTTCCACTGATTAGCAACACGGCCAGCATCTAGATCGCCTTGGGCTCTAGCACCTACTCCTCCTGGAACAAATGATTTTAATTTATTAGAAATGTGTTTTCCTACTCCCATAGGACTTCCCATTCCGTATTTTGATAAAGGACTTTCAATTAAATCATCTATTTTCATTTTTGCTCTCAGTGATAATTTATTTATTGTTAAGTGATGAGCTAAAGCTCATCAGTGATTGCTTTCGTTACACTCAAGCATCACATTTTCTTTCTTTTAGAAAGATAATTTCATGTAGATTGTTTCAGTCAGATGGAACCTACTACGGTCCCATCTTTCTCGACAACTTCATGTGAG